AGGGGAGCCTAATCACACGGAACTTTTCCTTTGCCCTTTGAGGGCTAAGGGTGTTACCGTGGAAGATGGGTATTACGTCTCCTACAACTTCCGTCGAGGCTATGCCGTATACGAAGGACAGTAGCACTTACGTGCCTAGGTGGTATTACACTTATAGAGAACTCCAAAACGACATCACCACTTCTAATAATCCGAAGGGGCAATTGCTCACTCGGACTAGGACTGGTGAGGCCGTTAAGGACTATAAGGCAATCATCCAAAGGCAAGGTAACGCTACTAGTAACTTCACCGGCGTGTACGATGAGTACAAACGCCTCGCGGGGTACATCGAGTGGACATTGACTCACAAGCAGTTTGGTGTCTTCCCGCCACCCCCGAAAATATGGAAACAGAGAGTCTTTGGAGATCCGAACAGCTTCTCCTATGATCAACTCTGGAATCCCTCTATTTCGGAAATTGTAGCAAGGAATAGGGCCACTATTGCTTTCCTCAAGAAAGCCCGAGCGACGCAATCCGCTTTTCAGGGGATGACGTTTCTAGGCGAACTGAGGGAATCTTTAGCGATGATCCGTAGTCCGGCAAAAGCTCTCCGGAATAAGCTAGGCGAATATCTGGGCGATGTTAAGCGCAGAAAGAAGTCTAGTCCTAAATCCTGGAAGAAAACTTTGTCGGATACCTACCTTGAGAACGTTTTTGGTTGGATACCGTTGGTCAATGATATCACGGAAGGTTACAAAGCCTACTCTAATCTCGTCTCGCGACGAGAGCATGAGCAGACTATGGTAACTGCCTATGGTATCGAAGAACAACCGTACCTTCCTAGAACGTCATCTAACCCCGTGTCCGCTATGACTAACAACAATATTTACCAAGACAGAAATCGTGTTGGTAAAGAACGTTGCGTCTATCGGATTAGAGGTATGGTGACCCATAAGGTAGAGGCTACGACCCGTGACACTTTGTCATACTTTGGTTTCAGGCTCGAGGAGTTTATCCCTACAGCTTGGAACTTATTGCCGTGGTCGTTTCTTGCGGACTACTTCACCAATATAGGTGACGTGCTAGAAGCAAGTGCCTTCTCCCGTGCTGATTTAGCCTGGTCTGCTGCGACTTCGATCAAGTTTGCGGAAGTTTCCGTATCTTGTTCTCCGTCGTTAAGCGGTACTGAGGCAGGCAACGGGGGTAAGACTTACATTCTATCACTGACTGGGACGCCCTTCCGGTCGATTAACCGTAGACGGCTTGTTAGCCGTACGTCTGCTTTCACTGTTGGTTTCCCTGCTTTGGACTTCGAATTACCTGGAAGGCCTCAGCAGTGGATCAACATGTTAGCATTACGTGCGTCCGCAGCGTCTATACATCCCCAACGTAGGTATCGTCACTGACGAACTACCCATGGAGCATCATGACTATCTCGATCACTAGCCCTATTACTGGGGCTGCGCAGACAGGCCTTACCTCGCCCACGTATACCCACGTAGCAGATACTGCACCCTCTAACCAAGGGAGGCAGGTTGCTGTTACGGCGGTAGGTGGAACGCAGACAGGCGTTAACGTCCACTCCGTTGCCGCACCGTTTACGATTTCGGTTTTCCGTCCTGCCGTTTTCAAGGCACTCGGGAAAGCGAATCCGACGACCGGCATTATCGCAAATGTTCCGAACAATACGTACAAGGTGATCACGCGCAAGGGAGTTCTTCCCTTGGCGGGTCAGGCGTATCGTAACATGCAGATCACCACTTTGATTGAGGTGCCTGCGGGTTCCGACCTAGCCGACCCCGCTAATATCCGTGCCGCCCTGTCCGCTCACATTGGTGCCCTTTCTCAGCAAAGTGCTGGGGTGGGTGATACCGCTGTGAATGGTATTCTTTAAAAAGGAGAAACATTGAATCCCGTATACGACGTAAACAAGGTTCCCAATAAGTTCAGGGAACTCGTGCTAGCGCTTGTATATAGGGCTGCTATGTACTCCTATGAAAAGAAACGTAAAGCGTTCGTTGGTATCTCGTTTACGAAGTCTCCCGAGAAGCGTGAGCATATCATCCTCACTCGCTCTGGTCGCAATTGTCTATGCGATCGGTGCTTGGAAGGGCTGGATGCCGC